GCCGCTCTTGCTGCCGCTGTGCAGCTTGCCTGCCTTGAACTCGCCCATCACTTTACCGACCTTGGCGGCGCCCTTGACGCTGCCGCCCTTGGCGTAGCAGGAGCCGCCGTCCATGTACTTCATCTTGGTGCTGTCTTTGTAGCCGTCCATGTCACTTACCTTTCTTGCGGGCCGCAGCCAAGTTATCGACGAGATTTGGATAAGGACGGCCCGCCGCAGCCGCACGTGCCTTAGCAGATTTCTTGCGCTTCACCGATAGACTTTTCGGCTTGCCGAGATCCTCCGGTCGTTTCTTGTCCCACACGGGCTTCACGGCAAAGTCGCTCATGTCAGCAGTCCCACTTGCGCAGCGCCAGCGCCTTGCGCGTCGGCCGGCCCTTCTCGTCCTTCATCGGCCCCTCCATGCCGCCCATCCGGGCGCAAAACGAGCTGCGCCGGGCGGCCGCCTTGGGCGACTTCTTGGCCTGCTTGGCGCTGACGGGCGGCTTGATGTCCTGCCCCTGCGCCTTCAGCGACGCGCGACCCTTGGCGTTGAGACCGCCCTCGGGGTTCTGACCCTCCTTGCGGGTCCACGCGCCGGCGGTGGCGAGGCCACCCTCCTTGAACTGCCGGCGGACGCCGAGGCTGACGTTGGCGCCGCGCGCCGGGTCGTAGCCGCCGGACACGGACACCGGGCCGTCCTCGTAGCGCATCTCGCCACCGAAACCTGCGCCGGGTTCATAGCCGCCCGACACGGACACCGGGCCGCGCTGGTAGCGCGCCTGAAGCATCCGCAGCTTCATCTCATTGTCGAGGGCGGCGTTCACGTCGACATTGCCGCCGGCCATGGGCATGCCCGCGCTGCCCTGCATTCCCTGAAAACCGCCGCGAGGCCCCATCTGCGCCTGCACGCCGACGTTGGCCGGACCCACCTGCGCCTGCATGCCGCCCTGCATACCCGCAAAACGTGCCGCCATCGGCTGCTGGGCACCCATGGGAGGCGCGCCGAAGGGTGCGCCGGGGTTCGGTGCCCCGGCAGGCATCTGCTGCGCCATGGGGCCAGCCTGACCGCGCACGGGAGGCTGTTGCTGGTTCGGTGGCGGCCCGAGGGGGCTGACGCGCTGCGGCAAGCCGAGGGCGTCGTCGATCTGACGCTTGGCTCGCGCTATCCGGCTGTCGTAGGTGTTGTCCATTATGCCCACACGCGATGGGGAACTGTTGGCTCGACGCTCAACGGTGTCAACTCGGCAAGCTGCTCGTCGTCAAAAGTGCCGCGCAGATTGGTATGCCAGCCGGGGTAGTCCACCACGATAGGCTCGTCGGCCTTGTCGTAGCCCGTCACGCGGCTGAATGGCCCGATGTGATCCAGCGAGACGCCAGACACCGGGTTGCCTTCATCGTCAATGACACCCGCAGCCAGCAGCGCGGCAGTCATCTTGGCTTCGGTGGCTGTCATGAGATACAGGTCGATCATGCGGTGAGTGCCTGTAGCTGCGCGTTGGTGAGGCGGGAGGGGTAGTAGGTAAGGGTGCGGATGTAGCCCGTGAAGACATTTGAGCCACTGACGTTCTGGCTGCCAATACTCATCCGGTCGGGGGATGGCAGAGTGCCTGATGTGTCGGTAAGTACCGTGCCGCCGTTCGCGCATCCGGCAAAATCGTTTGTCCGGTAGGCATATGCAATCTTGCGGACGTTGGCGTTTCCAAGGGTCATTGCATCTTGGAACGACACCTGAGAGACACCGAGAACAGAAGTACCCTCGTTCCAACCGGGGCCGTAGCCCGCAGACAAAATTAGCTGGTGGTTAGAGGTAGACGCCGCCGAACTGTCGATCTCATACACGAATGGAAATGCGCTACCGCCCGTCGAACTGACGCCATTCGTGATTGCAACAAACTGCGGGATAATCGTCCCCTCGCTCTGGTTGTACCAGCTTGAGAAGTTCGTACCCGTCATCGACGCGATGTCAGCCGCGCGTGTGACCGTGGAGGCTACGGTGGGGATGTAGCTGGTGGCGAACGCACCGGTTTCTGATTGAGCGCCCCACAACAAAATTGTGGCGCTGGACGCAAAGGCCTCAAGACGCGCCGAAGAAATGCTGGAAACAATGGCAAAGCGCAGACCAGTCGCCGCTGCGTTGGTTGTTGTCATTACGCAACGATACCAACCGTTATTAAAAGCGGTAATCGATGCAGTCGTTCCGGTCCCAAAGGCGGCGCTCGTTGCAGCACTTAGATTAAAGTTTGCGTATGGATCGGCAGTGCCACCCACAGCTATCTGAAAAAAGTTTCCTGTCCCAGCTTTGACAAATACAGATATGGTCTTAGCACCTACGGCATCAGAAGCGTTCAGCGAATGCGTGTTTACTGTGCCGTCTGCCGTAATGGTGTCTGCGTTTGCCGTGCCGTCAGGCGAGGTCGTAGTGTTGGCAGTTACAGTGACAAAGATGTTTTGCCACGACGGCGCGTTGTTAAACTGATCGCTGTACAGCACCAAGTTGACCCGCTGCTCCTCGATCAGCAGGCCGTTGGGCGCAAGTGTGACGGGGTTGTAGTCGAAGCGCGGGCCGTAGTAGGCCGTGCTGGTCGGTGCCGCGCCGGGGTTGTAGACGTAAGGGTCGACGCTGGCAGAGTTGGAAAGCTGCGCGCCCCAGAGGAACAGGCCGGACGTACCGTTGCCCGTGTAGCTAATGGTCACGCCTGTGCTGACTAAGTTAAAGTCGACAAAGATAGACGTATTAGCGCCACCGAGTATCAATGTGTAACTGCAACGATACCATCCGTTGCCAGCATCTTGAATTGTTGCCGATCCTCCGGAAGCACCGCCAGAGCCGGCATTTGCGCTTACAACAGTTCCCGCTGATAAATCAAATACCGCGTTGCCTTGCCTTACGAATGTAGGCGACTCAGCCACACCAACATAAACCCTCGTCCGCTCTGCGGCCTTGGCGAAGAATGAAACCGTGTACGAGCCTGTGTTAGTCGTGCTTGCAGCAGTCCCATAAAAACGGTGTTGACCGGTGCTGCTGTCCTCTACAAGTTTGTCTGCGGTGGTTGAGCCATTGGGTGCCGCAGTGGCGTCCGGACTGATAGTCGCGCCTGCCTTTGTCCAGTAGGCGTTATTAAACTCCTCCGTGAAGCCGAACAGATTGGGTGGGCTGGTGCTGTTATACGTCGAGGGCAGCGTCTGGTAGGTGACTTGCTCAAGCTGCGCGCCCCAAGCAAGAACGCCATCGGTGCCGTTGCCTGCCCAGTTAAACTGATTGTCGGCACTTTGCGCATAAACATCACCACCGAAGGAAGCGGTGCTGCCAGCAGCGCGCAGCGCAGAGCAGCGAAACCAACCATTGCCGACACTCTCAATAGCGGTGTTAAGCATTCCAGTGGTGGTGGCGATTGCACCCGTCAAAACATTAAAAAAAGCAACCCCGCCGCCCGCCGCGTTCCCAAAGCTCAAACGAATAAAGTTGTACCCATCTGCCTTTGCGTAAACCGAAAAAACGTAAAGGTTGCCAGCCGAGACCGTTCCAACCCCTGCGGAAGCTTGATGCCCTCCGATTGTCGTATTAGGTATCAACTTGTCGGCGGTAGCTGTGCCGTTAGGCGCAACAGATGTATTAGCACTAACGCTAAGGTTGTTTTTACCCCAACTCGCGTTATCAAACGCCTCGCTGTTCGTCACCAGATTATTCGGCGCGTAGGTCACCCGCCCGGTGCTATCGACCAGCGTGGCGTTCGTCGTGCGGCTGAACGTAACGCGCGGGTCGAGGGTGTTGCTGGTCAGGAAGTCCAGCGACAGCGACGAGCCGTCTCCCGTGATGAGACCGGACGCGCCGCCCCACAGGCCCGGTACGCCCTTGTACAGGCCGACGCCGAGCGCGAGGCCGGATACGCCGCTGTAGAGGCCTGTGCTCACCCCTACGCCCTGTTATCGCCGGACTGGATGACGGTGAGGGTCGCGGTGCCCGTGCCGCTGGTGATCAACAGCCGGACGGCCGCCGGCACGTATGCGTAGTTGCCCTGCCGGTTGATAGTCTGTGCGACCATGTTCGGGTCAGGGTGGCTGAACCACGTCGGGTTCGCGATATCCCACATGCTGTCGAGGGTCTGCTGCACCGTCCACGTCACGCTGCCGCTGACGACCACCTGAAGGGACACGTCCGGCCTGCCGTGGATGTCGAGAACCAGCGGCAAGGCCACACCAGCGGTGCCGAAGCCGACGCGAATTGTGCCGACCGTGCCGCCACCGGCCACCGAGACGTCCGTGACGGTCTTGAAGTACCGCGTGGTCGAGATCGTGGTGGTGTTGGGGCCGGTGACTGTCTCAGTCATCGCCACGCCCGAAGAGTTGGTTCCGGTAACCACGTAAGTGCGCGTGCTGTCGTTGCCCGTGGATGTCACGGTGACAAGGTACGCGGCGTTGAAGACGGCGACGCCTGCAACGACGTTCGCGCCGTTGAGGGTCAGTGCTCCGGCAGTGCCCCTCGTTTGGTCAAGGCACACGGCGTTATTCACGGCCGCGCTTAACTGGAGACTTTCGATAATCTGACGCATCTCATGTTCCTCGGTAATCGGGGACTGCCCGAGGACAGTCCCCTCTTATACCACCGCTCGCGCGGATAGTCATCAGTCCTGTGCGGTTGTCTGCACGTACTGGATGGTGACACGCACCTGCCCAGCCGTGGGCTGACCCACAGAAGTGACGGTGCCAAACAACGTCACGTTCGTGCCGATGTTGGCCATCGCAGTGCACTGCGCGGCCGTGTGGCTGGTCGTGTTGCGACCGCCCGTCTTGGCGTTGACACTGGTGACGTACTGCGTTCCCGCAGCAGCCGTGCCGACGGTCAGCGTCGCCGAGGTGGCGCTGTTGTACGGCACGAGCGTGTCGGCGTAGATCTCCACGATCTGCGAACTTGCAGGCATGATGATCGAACCGGTCTGCACCAGCGTGGCGTCGAAGGTGACCAAGAACGTCTGCGACAGGATAACCTGTCCGATGTTCGGGCCGCCGTCGGCGCCGGCAGGCTTGTCGCCCGACTGGAGCGGGCCGCTCCATGTAGTCTGAGACATCTGTTTTCTCCTTCAGAGAAGAGAGGGGGGCCGAAGCCCCCCGCTCAGGTTAGATGCCCGGCGTACCGTACACGCCGCGCGGATCGGTCCAACCGAACGCGTAACGCTCGGTGGCCTTGTAGCGCATGCTGTCGGTTTCGAAGTCGCCTTCCATTGACTTCTCAAGGCCGCGACGCATCGCGAGCTTGAGACCCTCGGGCGCATCGGTCTGTACCCACCATGCGGTGGTCGAGGTGATACGCGAGAGGTTGGCCTGACCGCCGTCCAAAAGACCCATGCTTTTCACAGGGTTAATGTCGTTGTTTGCGGTACCGGCACGCAGAACAGACTTGAGGAGAACCTCACCCTGAAATACGTTCGAAGGGCCAAGAACCAGCTTCTTCGGCGTCAAGCGAATGCGCTTGCCGTTGTTGTCCACCGCGTTGCGGATCTGGACGAGAAGCTGCTCCAGCGAGGTCTGCGACAGGTTTGCGGCCGTCGAGAGCTTGTTGGAGAATGTGCCGTTGGCAATCGGGTGATTGGTGGCCACCAGCTCAACGCCGTCGCCGCCAGCATAAGCTGCCGTGAACGAACGGTTGAGGATGTTGGCGCCAAGGGTTTCCTTGGTTTCAATCAGCGACTGG